TTATTCTCATGCAAACGGATTTGTCACTGGAGATCACGTTCAGAAACTTTACTCAGGGTTCACTCGAGACATATCAAAAGATGTGTTAATTTCCACATGGCAGAGCGTTTACACACAACCTAAAGCATGGTTTGAGCAATTTAATGTCATTATTGGAGACGAAGCACATACCTTCAAATCTAAGTCACTAGTACAGGTTATGGAGAAAATGTCCAATATCAAGTATCGTATTGGTACTACTGGAACTATTGACGATAAGAAAGTGCATCGTTTAGTTCTAGAAGGGATCTTTGGTCCAGTTCACCGTGTTACTTCTTCCAAAGATCTTATGGATCAAGGAACACTCGCTAAGTTAAACATTACCTGTTTAGTCCTCAAATATGAAAATGCAATCTGTCAAGCAAACAAAGGATTAAAATATCAAGACGAGATTGATTTTATTATCTCGCACGAACCAAGAAATAAATTTATTCGTAACCTTGCTGTTAAATGCACAGGGAATACTCTAGTTTTATTTAACTATGTCGAGAGGCATGGTGCTATACTTTATGATTTGATAAATAGTAAGGTGCACGAGAAAAGAAAAGTTTTCTTTATCCATGGTGGAACTGAAGTTGCAGATAGAGAAGCAATTCGTCATATTACAGAAAAAGAAACTGACGCAATTATTGTCGCATCATTCGGTACGTTGAGCACTGGAGTTAATATTCCTTCTATTGAAAATATTATATTCGCATCACCGAGTAAATCTAAGATTCGCAATCTGCAATCTATTGGTCGTGGATTACGTCTTAAAAACGGAAAGACAGAGTGTAATCTATATGACATCGCTGATGACCTACATTGGAAGTCAACGAAGAATCATACACTGAATCACTTTGCCGAAAGATTAAAAACTTATTCTGAAGAGAACTTTGAATTTAAATTGGTGGAGGTAAATCTATGATGGAACATTACGTAACGATGAAGTTAGTAACAGGTGAAGAACTCATCGGAGAAGTAACAACTCAAAATGATTATTCAATTACTTTAATGAATCCACTTATGGTATCGACTAAGTTACTCTCAACTGATGATGGTAGAGTATACGAAAGACAAACTGCTACTCCTTATTGCTCTTATGCTGAAGATAGCACTTTTACTTTTGATTTGAAACATGTAATGTTTTCTAAACCTCTTAAACCAAGAATAATTTCTACATACGTAGACATGATTCATAAAATACACATGAAAGAGATGGCACAAGAAGAAATACATCAATACTTGGATAATCTTTCTTCACTTGTTGGAACTTCAGATACAGAACATGAATATGAAGAGTATGAATCAGAAGCAGAATACCAAGCAGAAGAAGAGATAGAAGAACTCTTGGGTGATATCCAAGGAAACAGAACATTACATTGATCTGTTCTTTATCAACCCCAACACCGTCATTCTACCTGTTTGTCAAATAAAAAGCAAACATCATTTATTGAAAGTTGATAACGTGTTGTTTATGCAAATAAAGTTGTCGTAATATTGTTATAGATGTATACTTGTGTTATTGTTCTTATAGGATCGGAGTGAATTTTAAATGGCATCACATTATGTAGATAATAAAGAGTTTTTAGCAGCAATGAAAGAGTACCGAGAGAAGGTTCTTGCTGCAAAAGAAATCACATCTCCTGCTCCACCCATCCCAAATTATGTTGGTGAATGTATCCTCAAGATTGCTCAGCATTTATCTTATAAACCATGTTTTATAAATTATTCATATCGTGATGAGATGATTAGTGATGGTGTAGAAAATTGCATACAATACATCAACAATTTTGATCCTGCTAAGTCTAGCAATCCATTCTCCTATTTTACTCAAATCATCTACTATGCTTTCCTGCGTAGGATTGCCAAGGAGAAGAAACAATCATACATCAAGAATAAAATTATTCATGATATGCCATTCGAGATTTTTGAGATACAAGAACATGATGAAGATGGACAGTTTAGTTCTCAGTTTTTAGAGTTCATCCAAACTGCGCAATCTCAAAAAGATTTTGAATCGTTCGAAAAGAAACTTGAACGAAAAGTGAAAAAGAAGGATAATCCTTCTTTGAATGCTTTTATGGGAGAAGAAGATGAATCAGGAGATCTCATCAATTGATATTGAGTCTCTAAGAATAAGAATCGACAGAGAACATAATTATATTGAAGTAGCAAAGTTACAAAAAGAACTTAGTGAACTGGAAACTCTCTACGATGCGCAGTGTCGCAAACGTCTAGAAGAGATTGAAAACGATGGAAGTGGATTCATTGGATCAAATTAATACAGGATTGGAGTTATATTGAAAGTAGGAATTATTACTGATCAGCACTTTGGTGCTCGCAATGATAGCATTGCATTTTTAGACTTCTACGAGAAATTTTATACTGAATTCTTTTTTCCTACGTTGGAAGCAGAAGGTATAACAACATTATTAATTTTAGGTGATACGTTTGATCGTAGGAAGTATGTAAACTTTTATGCACTTGAACGTGCAAAGAAAATGTTCTTTCAAGTTCTTGCGGATAAGAACATTAAAGTTTACATGCTTGTTGGTAACCATGATACGTATTATAAAAATACCAATGATGTGAACTCACCAGATTTACTTCTGCGTGATTATCAAAACATCACAGTGATTGCAAATCCATCAACTATTGATATTCATGGCACTAATGTTTGTATGATGCCATGGATTTGTCCAGATAATTACGTTGATTCAATGAACGAACTCCGTGAAACTCATGCAGAACTTTGTATGGGTCATTTTGAGATTGATGGATTTGAGATGTATCGTGGACATGAGTGTCATGGTGGATTGAATAGAGATATGTTCAAGAAATTTGATATGGTATTCTCTGGTCACTATCATCATAGATCAACTAAGACTAACATCACTTATCTCGGAACACCATACGAATTGACATGGCAAGATTATGCAGATCCAAAAGGATTTCATTTTTTCAATTTAGAAACTCGTGAATTAACTTTTATTGAAAATCCGTACACCATGTTTGCTCGTATTGAATATGATGATAAAGGTAAAGAACCACTTGATCTCAATTCTATTGATATTAAAAACAAATACGTTAAGTTGGTAGTAGTCAATAAAACTGACTATTATAAATTTGATTTATTCATGAACAAGTTGTATAATTGTGGATGTCACGATATTAAAGTCGTTGAGGATTTCTCTGAGTTTGAAAATGGAGAAGTTGATTCTGAAGTTGACCTTGAAGACACGTTGGATATTCTATCGAACTATATTGATTCGTTGAGCACTGACGTGGATAAAGAAAACATAAAAACATTTATGAAGTCATTATATACGGAAGCAGTTAATCAAGAGGTGGTATAATGCAACAACTTAGCATTGAATATTTCTTTCCACTAACGGAACAACTTTTATTAGGTTTGGATTTTAAACCATGTTTAG